GTTCGTCGTTTGAGCCATAATATTCACGCCAGTTACTTTCTTTTGTTCCACGGCGTTTGTTCTTCCTGCCTTTAAGTGGGGGCTTGGTGGTTTTAAACCGTGCAAGCTTCTTCCCGATGTATTTACGATTATTTGTTAAATTTGTTATCAAATAAACAAATCCTACGCAATCTTCTGGTAGTGTTTCAATTTCTTCTGATTCGAAAAGCCATGTCATTCTAATTTAGATTTTGTTATACTTAGCTCTCCGATGTTAGTTGTACAAAATTTTCTTTTACATCGCCCTGGGCTGTCTAACAATTCAAAACTGTTATCGTTTAAGTTGCCCAAGAAATCATTTTCGCATTCGCCACTCCAAACATCTCCATTGGAGTGAACATAAATTCCCGAGTACCCTGCGTCACATGCCCAGTCCTTAAATTGATGTGTATTGGTGTTAGGCAACTTATCTGCAAAGATATTAACAACATCACCGTCCTTGTAGTATACACGGCAGTTGTAGTTATTGTCAGCTTTAAATTTAGTCATATTCTTTTATTTTAAATATTGGGTAATCTCTTGTTTTCCTAGACAGGTCGATACGTTCTGTTTCACTATAGTTGATACCTGAACGTTTGCAACGGGTAATAAAGCCTTGTACGGTATTCTTGGCCCACGGCTCATGCATTATGTTTATCATAAAATATTTGCCACTGTTGGCCCTACTAAATTTCGATAAAGTCTTTGCTGTGGTAAAGAACTTTTCTTCATCCATAAACTCTGTGTGTGTTGAAAATGTAATGTAGTTTAAATTCTTAAACAGTTTTAAGTAATGATCTTGACTAGCACTACCGTTGGTTATTAATCCAGTTTCGTACAAATACTCGCTATAATTTTCATGCAACCATTCAATGAACGGTAGGAAATCCTTATTAACAACTGGTTCCCCACCGCTGAACACTATTTGATACAATAACTTGCGATGTTTTGTTTTTGCAAATATCTGTATCCATTGAGATTTCAGTTGCTCTAAGCTGGGCATTTCTTCGTCAACGCTATGACGCATAGGCCCGCAGTACATGCAGTCGTAATTGCAACGCAACTGTATGGTCCATGTGATATAAAAAATACCACTGATTACTGGCTCAACTTTTACAATTTCACTCATGGTCGTAATTACAGTAAATCACTATCTCCTCTATACAAGTGTTATCTTGTGTTTGTGTAGCATACTTGATAAAATTTGAAATGTCTACCAGGTTTATGCCGTTACCAGTCCAATTTGGTCTACTACGGCTTAGCTCGGTATCCAATCTGTCAGGGGTTATAAGAGTGGTCCTGAAAGGTACTGTGTTTTGCTTAAATGCTTGTGTACCTTGCTTACTAGCATGCGATAAGGCGGCTTTGCTGACTCTATAGGTTTCCCAACGTGGTTCGGGGGCAACAATACTTTGCTCACCTATACTACCGATATTAAAGATGTAACCTGTTTTGTTATGTTCTTTCCATGTGTCGTATATCTTCATGTACAAGTTGGTCTGACCGAAGTTAGCCCAATCCTCTTGTGGAGGGCCGTCAAACGCATTGTTGATAACCACATCGTACTCCACACTGCGAGCCGCAATGTCGTCCATGTTCTTTGTAATATCAAAGCCGTTATCTCTGCTGATTCCGTCAGCGTGATCAAACTCTTCTACTAGGTGTTTTCCTAGTCCCCTGTTTCCACCTGTTACTAATACTTTCATCTACGATTACCTCCTTGGTCCCAGACCTTTGTTAAACGTTTACCACAAGTCATTGCACATTCAAACAGTCTGTTGCCAGTGAAACTGCTGTGCAAGTCCTGCCAAAACTTGTTGTTGAATATGTCTGCTAAACTGTTGTTTTTAATAGACAAATTGTTTAATCCGTATTGATCTAAAAATTCTTTAACTTGATTAGGTTGCCCACTAAGCGCATTGGCCCTTGGTAGGGTGTTCATGTCGTGGAATCTTAAATCATACAAGTTGTGATTAAAAAAGTTACAAGGCAACACAACTCCTTCTGCATTTACTGCTACTTTGTTTCCTATTTCCGCATCACAAGCAATTTCTGTTTGTGCAAAATAATCCTTAATATCTGGATACTCTGTCTTTAATCTAGTTAACCCTAACATACTGCTGTTTCTGTATTGTTCTTGCGTGGGCAACTCTAGGTGATATGCTACATCATCTTTGCTATTATACACAGGCCAGCTGTTGAATTCAACCAGATTTTTGTGATCAAAGAAACGTCCAGTGTTGCGTACCAGTATGTTGAAAAAGCCGTATTCCTGTGCAAGTTGCTTTGCCTGTTCAACTTGATGTTCATTATGCTTGAACACTATGTAGTTCCACTGCGCTCTGCCACCACGTTCAATAAACGCTCTCGCGTTGCGTATAACCTTATCATAGTCTACATTTCTGCGATACAAACCTAGTGTATCACCTATGCCATCAATGCCAAAGTCTATCTGTCCGTAGCCGGCCATAATGTCTGCTACTTCTTGCCAGTAATCCTCGTTGTGTACCCCACCATTGGTATGAAAATATAACCACAAGGTAGGGTTTTTCTTTCTGAATCCTTTGAGTATATCCAAGAACTTAGGATGCATAATAGGATCACCATAGCTGCCACAAAAGAACATTTGTCTCAGTCTATTGCACAACTCAGGAGTAAACGCATTATCAATAACATCTGCATCTAAGTGCACCAATGGCATATGCGGGTTTTTACCGTAGCCACAGAGATTACGTGGACATTGCGGACACGCCGCGTTGCAGTATGTGGTTATTTCAACTTGATATTCATCAACAGAATTATAGGTTAACATTAGTGTTCGTCCAACTTTGGTGGTGTTCTTCCTTTAAGGGTGGCAAGTATACTAAGAAATTCATCATGCACCCTTGGCTGATTGTATTGTAACTCCTTGGTAGCATAATGCAGTTCTATTCTACGTCTAGCACGTTCGCTATAGTTTAGTGTAGGATTAGATGGGGTAGTCCATTGTGATTCGCCGTAAACTTCTGTTTCGTTTTCTGAGCTCACAAGAGGCAAGGTGTGTCTAAACTTTATGTCTAACGGACTTCCTGGTAGTATCCCAGTAGTGAATCCCCATCTTATTAATTTGATAACCTTGGATAATCCGTATTTTTGATATTTTCTAAGATATTCTAAATTAATTTCATGATCAATTTTAGTTTCAGTAGGATAACCAACTTGCATCAAAAAAGTATTTCTAATTCCGTACTTTCCTGATGCATACAAATGAAAGTCAATATCTTCATTTGAAAACTTTTTACCCATATGATATCTGACAGGCTCACTAAATGTTTCTATACCAACAATTATATCTGTGCCTCCGGCTAAACTCATCAAGCGATAATCTTCTTCTGTGAATTGTTTTGCTGGCCTGCAGATAAAATCTCCCAAGTAGGTTAATTCTTTTAAACTAGGATACTTTTTGTGTGCAGATACCAACAGTTGGTTAAGTTTTTTAAATTCTGTTAAACTTCCGTTGATTAGATTGTCAGTGAACTCGATATGCGTAGCACCATAGTCCAAGTGATGCCGGAGTATTTCTTCAAATATATGTTCTGCACTTCTATACCTAAACTTATCCCATATAAACTTTACATCACAAAAACTACAATCACGAACACAACCTCTACTGCCTGTGATATAAGTACTGATTACACCAGTGTGTAAGTATTGTTGTGGCAGTATTTTATCGTAGCAAGCAAACGGCATAGTGTCTAAATTACTAACCTGGTGTTTGTGGCTGGTGTTAACCCAGGTATCATGATTTAGTATATAATCTTTAAAACTTGCTTCCGCTTCACCTAATATGTAAGCATCTATTAGTTTGTCCTCTAGCACACCCTTGTAAAAAGGTCTATTATTGTTATCTATATCTAAAAAATCAGTTCCGTGTCCGCCTATTACAATTTTACTATTGGGATATGCCTGTCGTAACAACGGTAGTACCAAATGCGCACTGCGTATTGTTTCGTATGTGAACAAACTTACTGCAATAATGCTAAAGTGCTGTTTTGGTAAATGCCGTACTACCAAATCCTTAAATCCCTGCAGTATCTTGTCAGAACACTCTGTTGAAAAATAACTAAGCCAGTCCTGAAACTCCCTCCACTCCTCTGATGTTGCCGCTCTTATGGTCTGGAGGTTCAAGTCAGCAACTTCATAGTCTGCATCGATACTTTTGCAGATACCAGCAAGTCCGGCAATTACTGCTGGTGCTCTTTCTGCATCCTGTCTTGGCAAATTAACTAGTAATACTGTATCCACGACTCTCCAGTATCTGATGTATTTCTGGCAATGCTGAGCTTTCTTGATTATAACCAAGGTACTTCTGCTCTGCTTCTGAATCAGCATGATCCTTTATGTACTGTAAATCTAAATTTTTTATAAACTCATAGTACCAATTAAAAAAGTCCTTGGGGAATTGGTACATCAAATATCCGTTTAGGTATAAACTGTCCGATTGTAAACGATCCACATCACCGTCTGCGCAGTCTGTGGTACATAATATGTTATTCAAAAGTATATCATCTACCCACAGATTGGTTACTTTTAACCATTTGTCTGCAACAATTTCGTTATCTATAACCACTGTGTCTCTATCTGTTTTGTTTTTGTGAAGTATCTTGACAACTGTGTCTTGTGTGTTGTCAACAGTGTATTCTAATAGATTTTCCTGGGTTAATGTTTGATCCGTAACCTGTTGATCATTGATGCACACTTCAACTGAAGGTCCTTGATTATAAACCAATCCACACCCAATTTCAAACGTAATTTTCATAATTCCCGTATGTCTTTGAAGAAACTCTTTGCATCTTCTAATGTTTGCTGACTACTTTTAAAAATAGTATTGTCAAGTTGCGGCCCTTGTTTGCGCTCGCGAATTATCCATTCAGTAAAAGGAGCAAAAAATCTATATCTCCAGGTACCATTGTGTCCTAGGTACAAGTTAGGACAAATACTGTCTGGCAAGTCCTGTGTATCTTCAACATAACTTAAACTGTATACTGGCCAAAACTCTCCTGTGTGCAATTCTCTATCAGTTAGTTTAATTCCATCAATAGCAATGGTATCAATGTTAATAAATTTATCTACTAGAATATTACCTTGACTGTCCAGTACATGATCTTGATCTGTCTTTCCGTGATGTACAATCTTAAGTTCGTGCTCGCCGGCATTTAGGTCAATGACCCTAGAGAACTGGTCGACAGCAGGGCCTTCGTACAGTACAACATAGTCGTCAATTAATATTTTAGCATTAGGGTTGCCTAGTTTCCTACCTACATTGAATCCAATATCCAGGCTAATCTGCACTAGTGTATTACTCCTGCTAGCCTGTTTAGCCTGGTAGTATAGTTATCCATTAGTAATTTCAATTGATCGTCACCTTTCCAGAATGTATAACCTAAGCTAGTAGCATACTCTTGTGCTTCAATCCTGCGCATAATACGCTCTTTATATGTTAAAGTTGGATTTGTTTTACAATACCAGTCTGGACCTTGTGGCCTGTTGCCGTTAGTGCCTACTATGTTTAGTTTTGCATAATCTGTATAAATTGGCGAGCCTTCTTCGATGGTCAATGTTGTGCCAAGATTAACACCAATCACAGTTCCATCAGCAACATAAGGCTGGTAACGTTTTAACATGGTTAGTGTTTCGTCAAAGTCTTTCCTAGTTTCTGTAGGAAATCCTACAATCAGTAACAGGTACACAGTGATTCCGTACTTGCTGAACATTTTCATATTATAATCTAAATCAGCATTATTAAAGCCTTTACGCATGTCTGCTTTGACACGATCACTACCAGACTCTACACCAATTACCATACATTCAGCACCTGCTGAGCCCATAAACTTAAAATCTTCTTCGGGCATTATGCGCTCACTACGAACAATATAATGACTGCTGTATTTGAAGTACCTATTAGATAAGTTGTTTTGTGTGTAGTAGTCTATTAGATTACGATTAAACAACTTAAAGTCTTTCACGCTGCCGTTGCATAATGCGTCGTGAAAGAAAAAGTCTTTAACTTGATACTTCTCGTAGTAATGTATTAGTTCACTGCTAAGTCTAGTGCCGTTTTTGTATCTAAACTTTCCGTGCCAAGTTGGAATATCGCAGAACACACAATTTCGCACACAGCCTCTGCTGGTTTCTACTGGCAGCACACCTTGTTCGTATCCACTGTGGTATCGTTTTATATCAAAATCTGAAAAGTCTAAGAAACTGTGCGAGTTGACATCACTCCTATCTGCCAGCGTGTCGGTATCAATCCCGGGTGTATCAAACTTTCCGTCAATTATTGCAGGAATAGTAGTTTCTGCCTCACCTCTGATCCAGTGTGCAATTAGTCCTTGATCTTTCATTTCGTGCGCAAATTCTGGCTTGTTAGAATAACTTCCGTTTTCTTCTTTGGTCATGCCTTGGCCGCCAATAATAACAGGTATCTTGCTTTGTGTTTTCCACAATGTTAAGAAGTCTCTAGTAAATCGTTGTGCTTGCCAGGTAAACACACTTATAAACAGATATTTTGGGTTAATCTGTTTAATCTGATCAGCCCAACCTTGCATCCATTCTGTGTATGCAGTTTGGTCTTGTTGATTGAGTTGTTTTAGATGATTAAAAAAATAGTCATCTATTGTGTTATACGATTGTTCTGAGTAACGACCTCCAAATTGGTCGTGAAAATCTAGGTTAATATCCAGTACCTGACTTTCTAGTCCTTTACTTTTTATTATACCTTTTATTATAGCCGGAGCCGCACTTGGTCTCAAAGCCGCTACCCGGGGAACGGTAAGTATTACAGCAAACATTATCCTATTTCAACATCATTACTATAGTTAGTAAATCCATTTTCCTTTACTACAGTTAACACATTGTTAACACGCCCTGCTAGTTCATCTTTGTGTGATACTAACCAAACACTGCGGTTACCTTCACGTGCCATCTTTTTAAGTATTGCTAATGAATTTTCAACACCACTAGCATCCATACCAGAATCAATCACTTCGTCAATAAACATCAAGTTGATCTGTTGATACAAACTTTCCCACACGTCACGGAACGCCCAACTCATACTAAGTATCAGTCTGTTGCGTTCACCCCTGCTCAAGTTGTCAAAGTCTAGTTCTCTACCTAGTTCTTCAATACTTACTGTAAGATCGTTATTAAACTGTACAGTAT